TTCGTTCCTCCGCCATTTCAAGTGTGATATAGAGAACGGACCTGCCTTGCAGTAAGACGGAACTAGCCACATGACACATGAATAACGATTTCCCAACACCTGTCCCAGCCAAAGCGATATTGAGAGTCTTATTAGGGATGCCACCTTTTGTGATTTTGTTGAAATATTCCAGATCAAATGGGATCTTATCCTCCTTACGATGGTAGGAAGCATATCTTTCTTCATAGTCACTCAGATAGTCATGTCCAATATGATTGTCAAAACTTACAGCAAGTGCTTTTTCAAGAATAGATGGAATAGAATCCCTAGACTTCTTTTCGTCTTGACCATCAGCAACCTTAATAGATTCCATTAGTGCCAGATAAATGGCACGATCTCTACACCACTTTTCAGTAGTGTCTGTAACCCAATTAACCTCTGCTGGTTCAGTATCAAATGCAGATACAGTATCACAAACAGTTTTGTATGTATCCTCACTAATGTCTGATCTGTTTTCTACTTCAATGCCAATAATTTCCTTCGTTGGCATTTTGCCATAATTAATGACAAACTTGGCAATCTCTTCAAAGATTACCTTCTCATGGAAGCTCTCAAAGTATTCTGGACTAATAAAAGGTAATACCTTTCTACAGTAATCTTCATTAAATAATAAATTTTTTAGAATTGTGGTTTCAATTTTCTCCATCAAACTCCATAACTAAATTCTTGTTTTGATGCTTCATCAAGTGCCTGCATTACATCTTCAGTAAAATACTTTTCTGGATTATCCATAATTGTTTTACCAAACTGTGTTGTGCCATCTGGAACTGCATATCTTGTTCCTGTCTTCTTAAAAATTTCATATTTTTCTGCAAGGTCAAGAAGACCATAATACTTATCCAAACCCCTGTCATCATAGAATAAACGAACCTCTACTTCTTTATTTTCTTTACTTAACCTTGATTTCTGCGTTTTACATTTGATAATGTTACCTACAACTTCTGTACCATCTTTTTCTTTCTTCTTGGAAAGATAGATGATTGTAGATGCTGCATACTTAAGACCAGAACCTCCACTCATTTCTTTCATAGGAATATAAGAACCCACAACATCATAGGTGTGGTTGGTGACAATCATAGGAATGTTTGCCTGACCAAGTTTCAGAGTCAGCATTCTAAATGCACCTTTGACCAGTTGTGATTTAGTCATGTCTCTGACTTGCTTCTCATTCAGTGCATCGTCAATTTCTTTTTCAGTAGAAAGCATTCCAAGAGAATCAAGAACAAACAAACAAGGTTTACGTTCACCTTCTTTCCTTTTCAGATACAAATCTACTGCTTTAAGTGCCTTACTTCTAAACTCTTCAATAGTAACTACATTAATAACAACAATCCTATTAATATCAAGTCCTCTACTTTGAAGAATAGTTTTAGTTACAGCAGCTTCAGTATCAAAGTAAAGACAATAACCATCAGGATTATTATCAAGGAAGTTCTTAACCACAGCGAGACTGAAGAAAGTCTTTCCAGTAGAAGACTCCCCAGCAATAGCAGTAATCTTATTCCCAGATACACCACCAAATATGCTACCTGAAACCAGTGCATTAAAGATGTACGAACCTGTATCAACATAAGATTCAGTCTCATCAATATCTGCTGCCAGTTGCGTGTATTCTCCACCAATTTCCTTTACAATATCTTTTAAGAAGTCCATAATTATGCAAATAAAGATTCTAATGTATTAGTTTTTTCCACTCTCCAATCAATACAGTTCAGAATGTTTTTAAGTGGTTCAATAAAACTCTTGTCAAATTGAAGTTCATAGTCTACGTATTTACCAAGTCCAAGTTCTTTGGGAAATTGTTGAATGAATGAAATCACATTTTCCCTAATTGGATTTGCTTTTTTAAGATAACAAAACTTAATCTTCTCCCCATTATTGATTAATGGATACTTTGAGTCCAGAGATTTATCCTTGATATAGTGATTATACAACAAAGCTCCCCTTGTGTGAATAGGCGTGCCTGACTGGTAAATGGTTGCCACTGATTTATATTTTGTCAATTCATTAACTGATCTTGGAAAAGAAATGTCTTCTGGTGGAAGATTGTAAAACTCTTTTTTAAAAGTTTCTACAAATGAAATCAAATCATCTTCTGTTTTATTCATGATGATATTGAGTGCTTCTTTAATCTTTACCCTACATGGTGCAGGAGTAGAAGACTTGACTGCTTCAATACCCATCATTTTAAGTTTAGGAGTTTCATATCTAACTCCTTCACTATCCCAGACATTCAGAATGTATCTTTTCTTGGCAGTCCAGATTCCACGATCAGCAATATTCTCTCGCTTCATCTGCATCTTCTGGGCATATGCATTTACATAGTTCGCCAGTTCTTGGTAACAACCTTCAATATATTTTTCAAGTTCCACCTGAGAGACCTTATCAAGGAACGAGACAATGCTTTCAGTAGTTTTCTCTCTTCCCTTGAATACAGTTTCAACCAAAGGACCCATGTTGAGGTACACAGAATCAGTATCCACAGCAATAACATAATCAACCTCTTTTGTTTTTAGAATCTTGTTCATGTATTGATTGAGTTTGTTCTCAATCCAACGAATTGATACCTGACCTGATAGTGTAACTGCTTCAGCATTAGCAAGTTTAAAATATCTAAAATACTCATTACCAACAGCACCATAAGCAGAGTTCAAAGAAATCTTCTTTGCCATCTGAATGTTATTGCACCTTGCAATCTCTTTCTCTAACTGTTTGGTTGGAGTTTTTTGATACTGCTGTTTTGCTTCAATCATCTTCTTTTTGTAGATGACACGATCACTATACATTTTCTCCATCAGTTCAGGAAGAAATCCTCTGATATCTTTTCTGTACATAGACCCATTAGCACAAACTGCATAGTCTTTGTAGTCAGAGAAATCAACTGATTGATTCAGAATTCTTTCTACTGACGCAGTTGGATGCCTCTCTTCTACAAGTGTTTCTGGACTGATGTTATACATCATTAGAAGGTGAGGATACAGTGAGTTAAGGTCAAAGTTGACAACCCAATCATACTTACCAGGAACTGGTTCTTTTACATAGGCACCAGCAAACTTCTCATCTTTCTTGGTATCTTTCTTAAAAGGAATAACAATATTCTTTTCTTTCAGATAATTATAGATGATAGAATCCCAAGTTCTTACTTGAAAGAATACATCATTATAGTTTCCTTTTGAGTCATATGCCATAGTAATACACAACTCAATCAGTTTCATCTTGTCTTCCAAACGATCCACAAGTTCCACGTCTTTGATGTTGTATTCTACGAACTTCTGCCAATCCTTTGTATAGAATTCCTTGAAGGTATCATATTCAGAGTGGTCCAGTTTCTTCTGTCCAAGTTCTACTTGTACAATATGGTCCAGACGATATGACTCTTGGTTTGTATAAGTAAACTTCCTATACAATTCAAGATAGTCAAGGATAGTTAGTCCTGCAATATCACATCTGGTATGAACTCTACCTTTGATGGTAACCTCATCTTCTGTGACAATACCCCAAGTAGAAAGTTGCTTGGCAACCTTCTTTCCAAGAACTCTACACAGTCTTCCATAAACATATGGAATATCATAAAGGTCACAGTTCCAACCAGTAATTACTTCTGGGGAATATTCTTCCCACCAAAAGATAAACTTGTCTAGAAGGTCTGCCTCACTTGTGCAGTGATGGTAGGTGACATTCTGCTGTTTGTTAATGAATGGTTTGACTCCCCAAGTAGTAACCTGTTTGGTGGCATAGTCTTGAATAGAGATTGTTAAAAGTTCTTCTTGACAACTTTTAACATCAGGGAATCCATTTTCAGATGCCACCTCAATATCAATAGTAATCAGTTTGATTTTAGTAATATCAAACTTGATTTCACCTTTATAGTTTTCAGAAATATACTGGTTGACGTATCTAGTATTACCATACAACTCAAAGTTGTCTACATTTTCATACTTGGTAATGAATTCTCTGGTTTCACGAATGGTTCCTGGCTTGACTGCTTCTACATTGTATCCTTCAAGTGTTTTAAACTTTGTCTTTTTAGGCGTCTTTACATACAGTGTAGGATAAAACTCCTCTCTGTTTTTGTAATGTTTTCCGTCAGAATACCCTCTGGAAAGTATTTCATTTCCAACAAGAACTACATTCGTATAAAAATTCATTTAATGGTCTTCAAATAAAGTTCAACTTGATCTGGTTTAGGATCTACAATAGTAAAAATAGAATCAGAATGAATCATCAGTTCTCTCTGATCAGTAAAGATAGGCCACTTTTTATATTCATAAGTTGTTTCATTAGAAACAAACATCTGACAAGGATTGGTCAATTTACAATCAGGACCTCCAAGTTCAGATTCCATCTCTTCAATTTCTGATATTAGAATAGAATCATTCTTCAGAATCAGTATTTTCAGATTTTCCATTCAATTGCTCCAAATAAGAATTTTTAACTTCATCAAGAGGTTCAACAATAGTAACCACCCAATTAGATGGGATCTTAATTGTTTTATCTTTAGAAAGGGGAATGTATGGATAAAAAACAACTCTTGTGTTATCTTCTTCCAATCTTGTTACAAATGGATTTGAGATTTCAACCCATTCACCATTAATATCTTCTGCAGTAACTTCTGCAATTACATCCTCATAGGATTTAAGGATTAAAAGTTTAACAGACATAATTTTCCAAAGTTAACGATTTATCTTGTAATTTTATGATGTGATCTGCAAGTTTGTCTATGTATCCTTTGTTTCTTAATTCTTTGAATACAAGATTCTCAAATGCAAACTCACCAGATTTATCTAGTCCAGCATTTCTCATGTCTCTGATTTTTTTCAAAAGAGCTTCCAATACTGATATATTGTTTGAGTGTCTGATGACACTGTTAATCTTATCAATCATATCAGAGACCTTTGCTTTTAGCAAGTCCCTATCAACCTTCCCAGTGAACTTGCCTGGCATCATAATCCACTTATTATTTTTGATTGAATAAACTCCTTGATTTTTCCTACGTTTCTTACCAACTTCTTCAATATAAGGTTCTACATTATGACCATAGATTTTTACATCATGGGTGAGTGCCCAGAGTTGTTTCTTGTCCTTGTAATAATCAGACAACAAATCTGGACACTCAGTTTTGGTTCCATCAATTACAACATGCAAGTCTAAATCTGAATACTTGGTATAGTTGTATCCAGCATTACCACCAAGAAGTAAAATATCTTCTATCCCAGATTTATCAACCCCAACATAATCAACCCATGCCATAGCAACCCTTTTTAATTGATTCCTGACTTTTGGGCGAAGCATTTCACCATCCCAAAAGGTTGGGTTCAATTGCTCATGGACTTGAAATGATATAGATTCTTTGTAAAACCCATTATAAGTTTTCATCTCGACCTTTTATAGGTATTTATAAAAAGGGGGGATGGATGGTCTTGTCATCCTCCCCCTAGCGCCGACGATATTCAAAAGTATTTATAGATAATCCTTCCTAGTGTGGTGCTCTGGGACAATCTTACCTAATCTAATGGTAAGTAATCCATCTTCAAAGATGACTTCTCTAACTTCTGTGTCATCTGAGAGTGTCCATGCTCTTTTGAAACTTCTTTGAGCCAGACCCTTGTAGACAAACGTCTCGCTCTGTTCAGTATCTGCCTTGTCCCCTTCGACAAAAAGTTTTCCATACTCTGTGAAAACATTCACTTCCTCCTTTTTAAATCCAGCAAGGGCAATCTCTAAACGAGATTCTACATTATTTACATGAACAAGATTGTAAGGTGGATAGTTTGTTGTAGTTTCATGAAGATTGAATAGACGATCAAAGTATTCATCCATTCCAATACTGTTCTTTGTAATCTTCTCCATCAGTGTAGGAAGATCAGACGCAGTATAACGCATGAGGTTAGTCATTATGGTAGCTCCTTTAAAAGCGAGGTTTGAATGTGTGATCCCAATAAGGCGATCAATATTATTTAATCACAAAATAAAAATAATAACAAGTTGAAAACCGAACATATTATTATGGTTTTTACGCCAAAATAATATCAAGAATGTAACCTTCTATGCTACTGAACATCGACTAAGTTTTGAGTATTATGCCCTGAAAACTAACAAGAGTTTTTCATCCTGAATACTGACTTTATTTTGAGTATTAGAGAATGAAAATTAATTAAAATTTTATCACTTGAATACTGACTTAATAAAGTCAACGAATGTTTTCTTCAACAATCATTTTACGAACTTCTTTCCAAACAGTTCTTAGTTTTTTATCACTAACATTTCTTGCTTCTTTAATTTTATTATAGTCTTCAATATTTTTCATAGCTTCTTTTTTTGAATCTAAATTAAGACTATACTTGCAAGGTGAAGATGCCTTTCTTTTATGATACTTATAATTAGATGCAGTAACACCAGCAGACATATGGTAGGGAGTAATTCCAAAATAAACTTCTTTTGCATATTTCCAATATGGAGGAAGTCTATTATCAGGTCGTACTCTTAATTCTCCATTTGGTTGTAAGATAGTATTTACAATATTGTAAAGAATTTTTAATTTATCTGATTTATATTCTACTACATTTTTGTGCCAACCTGTACCCTTTGAATTAAGTTCTAATCCTGCAAAATTAGAAATGTCTACATCATCAAGTCTAACTGCTAACTTTACAGCATATTTTTTAATCCATTCAGATACTGCATCAAAGTATCCATTAGATTTAAGTCCATAAACTTGATTGCGTGCAAGATTAATATCTTGATTTAACTCATTTCTAGCTTGAAAAATATATTTACTTTTTTCTGAGTACTCTGCAAGAGGTATTGGTTTAAATTTTTTTAATGTAGAAAAAGAATTTGGAGAAACCTCAAGAAAATATGCAATTGCCTTTACATCATTTTCATCAGTTTTTTCCAACAGATCTCTATCTTTAAATGCTGCTACTTTTCTTGCAGTAGGTGTAGTTTTTTGAGGAAATAATTTAATAGTAATATTTCTTTTTTGAGCATTTGATTCAAGTTCTTTTAATTGCTCATAAGTAAAAGGTTGAGCAAGACTATTTTTTTCTTGCGAACGCATGTGTGCTTCTTCCACAACAATCAGATCTCCACTATTAAGATCAAGAATATTTAAATTAATCACATCAGAGTGTTCAATTTTAAAATATTGTTGTGTGTTAGTATTAAAAACATGTGATCCACATTGACCACAATCTAAAACAAAAAGGTTCATAATTTTATGTAAGTATTAATACCTGAAAATTAATTGAAATTTTAATTTGTGAATACTGATTTAAACGTTTGACGGTATTAGGGTTTGAAAACTAATTGAAGTTTTTCCAAGTGAATACCAATTTAAGTTTTTGGAGTAAGTATTATGCCCTGAAAACTAACAAGAGTTTTTCAGTGTTAATACTAATTTTCCAATTATATCATAGCACAAAAAAAGAGGGGAATCAACCCCTCTTACTTCATTCAGTTTCCTCTACTCTTTTCTTTTTGGAACCAATATTGTATTTGGTTTCCAACACCCAATCATCTTTATCTTTATAAGAAAGAACTTTAATCTGATTCAGTGGTGCCAGATCTTGAATCTTGGCAACATTATTGACTGTAACCAAACCCCAATCTGCAATCAGTTGAATGATTCTGTTCCTTCTTTGAACATCATTCACAGTCAGATTTGCATGTTTGCCATCCAGAGCAAACAGTTCCTTAAAGTGGACAAGGTAATATCTTCCTTGTTTATGGAGGATATGACAGGACTGATACAGTTTCTTTT